CTGCACTTCCTTGTGGAAGTGTTGTAGTAGTTCCAACTTGGATAGTAGCTGCCTGACCCGGTGTTCCGGGAGCTCCACCAATTCCATAGGGGGAACCGTAAACTGTTACGTATATTAATTCGTCCATTTTATAATATTTATATAGCTACCACAGCCATTCCAGAACCAGAACCTGAAGCAAATGTCAAACCTTCAGAACTTATACTAACATTTCTTCCAAACCAACTGGTTGTTCCAGCTCCCGTATTATTAAACACAAAGATTACGTTTGTACTATGGTTACTCAAAATACTATTTACAGTTGCTGTTTTTCCTGACAAAGAACCAGTTATAATTTCATTTGCAGTAAATCCTATAGTATTTATTCCTATTTGTGTAGTTCCTCTAAATCCTGTTATAGATGAAACTATTCCACTACTAAATCCTGTAATATTTTCATTTAACAAAAAACCAGAATTTGTAGAAACACTTAAACATTTTGTATCAGATCCTGTTACATTTCCATGCGTCACAACTCTTCTTGACTGACCTATAAAAATATCTGATCTTACTGATGTAGACAAATTTGCAGTTTGCAATCCGTTAAATATTGTATTGTCTGAAACATGAACATTATCAATATAACCATTCCATCCCAAAAGTGTTGCTCCCTGTCCTGATACAACGATTGCCGATTCCGCACCTCCAGCTGGCTGTTGTGTTCCAGATGTTCTAGTTCCATCTATATTATTATTTTTGCAGATAACAGATTTTTTTACAGGACGACAATACAAAGCACTACCATCGTATGAATTAAAAATTTTATTTCCTTGAAAAATTACACTATTTGCTAGTATATTGCTACCGGAATGTATCACGATTCCACCAACATTGCTGCATGTATTGTTTGAAAAATTAATAGTATTAAACAATGCTTGACATATTCCAGCAGCAGAGGAGCCAGCTCCTATATGTGCTGCACCTTGTGGATAATTTTTTCCAGCCTGAATTACATTTCCTTCAATAATAACATCTATGTCTTCACCGGCATAACCACGATTTATTAAAGAAAGCCACATTCTTCTGTCAGTATCCCCAGCCGTTCTTGTTTGATTTTCATTGGCGTATTCCATTACATTATTGGAAATATTAATTATTCCACCTTGAGCGGTAGTAAAACCTAGAGAATCAAATTGTCCACCAATATTGACAAATACACCAGTTGTGTTGGTATTTGGTATATTGCTAGTTCGCATATAATTATTTTGAATATTAAGATTTGTGCCTTTCAAGAAACCAACATATATCAAACCTGTATTTTCTCCAATAATTTGACAACCATCGATTGTTATTTTGTCGCCTGAAATATTAAATCCACCATCAACAAAACAATTCACAAATTTAATATATTCTGCACCTAAATGGGTGTCAACAGCTCCAATTATATTTGATGAATCTGTAATTCTTAAAGCTGACATTCCATTAAATGTTATATTCCTGTTAACAATACCTAAAGATGGATAATAACGACCACTACCACTAAGATAAGTTGGAACGGTTCCCATTGTAATTGCGTGGCGTGCTGCAGTGTAATAACCACCATTTACTAAAATATTTTGGCTGTTATATATGGTAAGCCCATAATCTAAACCATATTGTGCCCCACCAACATCTTCAGTATAGCAATTATTGACATATACATTATCACACTGTCCTAAATTTAATGCTTCTGCTGAACAATTTGTTACTTTTACATTTTCAATCGCCGCATCTTTTAGATATCTTAATTCTATTCCAATATCATAACTTCCTGCTATACCTTGACCAATAATACCTAAATTTTTAACACTTCCATTTGAATAATTTAAAACTTTATATAAAGATAAACCAGATAAAGAATAATTATCATAAAAAGTTCCTTGAATTACAGCACCAGTAGTTCCATCTATTAGACCTATTCTTCTTATTTCACCTTTATTTGGTGGATAATCTGTTATATATAAATTCCAAGCAGTATTTCCAGTAACCCAAACCATGTCACCCACTGACAATCCGTGTGGTGTTGCAAAATTTAATGTTCTACTTCCTTCAGATATACCAGAGACTAAATTTGGTAACAAACTCCAAGTAATACCAGATACTGAATTTTTTAATACTGGTATTTGTGTACCCCAACAAGAACCTGCACGACCATCGATCATTGATAAACTTGGACCATCACCAAAAATAGAAATATCTTTTGGAATTGTAAGAGTCGCATTAACTTTGTAAGTTCCTGCCGGAAAATAAATATTTTGGTAACCAGAATTCAAAGCATTTTGAATTGCTGTTGTATCATTTGCAACACCATTTCCAAGTGCACCATATTCTTTTACTGAAACAGAATAATTTATTAGTGCGCCAGTTATAGATCCTGTCTGACCATTTACACTATAAACTATATTGTTTGCCTGTATTCTACCGTTTATTTGAGCGGTTCCACCAGATGGTGTTATTAACAAATTTCCAGTAGAAGAAACGTCCAGATCAACATAATTTGTAAGACCAATTGGAATATTATATCCAAGTCTTACATTTTTTCCAGTGCTATGATTTACAAATAATGCTGAAGTGGTGTTTGAAGTTCTGTTAATATTAAAATTAATATTATATGTTCCACCACGATAATCTATGGCTCTTATTCTATTATTGGGGGATTCTACGTTTAGTAATGTGGCTTCACCAACTATAACAGATTGTGATGACACTGCTAAACTGTTTATTGAAGAAATATCAAACAAATTGCTGGTAATTATTTGTTGAGAACTTATATATGTAGTTGTACCTGCACCAATTAAAGTTATTCCATTAGTGCTTATTCCAGATAAAAAGTTTTGTAAACCAGTAAAATTTTGTGAATTGTTTGTAACAGCTAGATTTGTTATTACTCCAGTCTGACCATTTACAGACGTTACTGGTCCAGTTGGCCCTACGGGGCCTTGAATTCCCTGCGGACCCTGTAGACCATACGGTGCGGTATAAAGTACTACGTTTGGTATTTTATTGGAGCTAGACATGTTAATTTTCTGTTACTTGCAATAGACTGTTGATGGATCCCCTCAAAAGTGTAACAATTCCACCGTTGTTTGGATACTGCATTTGAATATCATAGAACACGGGAACATAGTCTGGGAATTGGTTTGTATAGTTTGAGCCTATTGTCACATAAATTAAACCACCCGTGCCAGTAACGGCCAAACCACCTGTAACACCATCTGGCGGTGTAAACAGAGTACCAGCCGTGACTCCTTGAACGTATTTTACAATTTCGTTGCCCGGATAGTAAGATTTTCTTACTTCCATGGTCAATGTTACGCCAGTCAAATTATATGCACCGCCAGTAGGACCAGAAACTCCCATGGCCCATGTTACGGTGTCACCTTTTACTATAGTAGGATTATATGAGTCTGCCATCTGGTCTCCAAAAAATAATAGCCTTTATTAGAGGCTATTATTAAGTATTTAGGTCTTTTTAAAAATTAAAGAGTTACTGCAATTTTTTTAGGATCTACGTCCAAAGTTGTCTTATTTGTATTTTTAGCAACCTTTTCAGCCCAATCCTTTTGTTGCTTTGCAACCTCGTCTTGGAACTTCTGGTATGCTTGCATGTAAATTTTGTAATTATTTTCAACTCTGGCTCTATGTTCTGGTGGAAGATGGGGCTCAGATAGAAGTTTTTGACAAGCTCCCAATCCAACTTGCGGCCTTCCTGCATAGAATGCTGTTGTGCCAATTTCATCATAAATTCCCCAAAGATAATTTGCATTATCAACGAATAGAATGTCATTCTGTGGGATTGGGATGCTTAACCCCAATGATGCTACTAGGAATGCATTTTTTGGTCTTTCATACTTTCTATAGATGCATGAAAGATGATAAAGAGGTTCTACTCGGTTCGGGGCAGTTTCAAATGCCATCATGAATGCATCAGCAATAAGTTCTACGGGCTTCCCCAAGAACTCTCTGCACATTCCTACGCGCATCCACGAAAAGAATACCTCTTCATGCCAGCCACCCTGCTTAATCCTCTTCATGTACTCTTCTTCGGCAATGGCAAACATTCTCGCGTCGAATGCCGACTGTGCTGCATAGAATTGCTTGCGAGGCTGGTTTTGATCCTTGTCCAAGTAGCCCTTTAGGATATAATAATCCTTTGTATACTTTTCAATGTCATTTGACACGGATCTTGAACGACAACCCTCTGTACGAACTTCCCAAGCATAATCGCCCTCAAGCTTTTGCACATTCATCGGTTGTTCGCAAATTGCATATTCATGTAATGGCTCTTCATACCACCATTTTTTCTTTGCTAGATTGAACAATTGTGCTCGCAACCACTTGAACTCTCCACGCTTGATCTGTACAACATAACCATCAAGATTATCATCAAACTTATCTACTGGAAGAATGCCTGTGATAAAATCGTCAGCATCAATCATCATCGCCCATTTGGTCTTACCTAAGCACAGTTCAAGAGCCTTGGAGCGATTGGTTCCGAAATCAGACCATTCATGGTCATGAATTTCTCCGGGAATACCCTTATCATCAAAAAACTTTTTGATAATTTCCTTGGTATTATCAGTCGATCCAGTATCACAGATCACATAATAATCAATAAATGGTGCGCATGAAGCCAAGCATCTTTCGATGTTTGGAGCCTCGTTTTTGACGATCATACTTAAAGTTAAATTGTACATTGTCATCCTTATGAATTAAAAAACTTACGAAGAGAACCGGGATTAAACTTTGGAATCAAATCCCAGTTATCCCGTTCATTATATTTAATGATTTTTAAACCAGATATGGGCATTTGGTTTACAATCTTTTGTTTGTCAACTATTTCCAGCAGTTCCCATTCTTCCAGCAACTTTATGATAGCATTTCTTCTTTTCAAATCTTCTTCAGAGACATTAGACGGAAGACCATCCAATGCAAAAAGTTCTTTAAAATGCGCTACAATATAAGTTTCATTTTTATGAATAAGATGGCAGGATTGATATAAAATATTTTTTCCTTTTGGAGAAACACCAATACGGCTAAGTGTTTCTCTTACCACCATAAAATCTTCTGGATCAAATAATTTTATATGAACGCCAATATTATTAAAAATTTTATCTGAAATTTCGGACATACTGCCTCACTCTTTATTATTAGTTCCACCCTTATATAAAGAAAGCTTTAACTTTTCTATATCACTGGGTCCAAGTATATTTAGGACTTCTTGAGCCTTGGCATCTGTATATCCAAAAACCTCTTTGATTATGGCAATATTTTCCTCAGTAGACTTTTTTAACCAAGAAGAATAACGCTTCTTTTTTCTAATTGACATCCTGTAAAAATCAAACTGCATCTTTTTATCAGCCCACCAATGACAGTTGATTTCATTTGCATGCAATAAAGTATCAGGAAAAAATGAAAGGCATTTGTTTACAATAAATGGTGGATATGCTTTTTCTGCCTTTTCGTCTTGGTCCAACAAAGGCTTCTTATCGTAGTTAATGCTATTCAAAAAGTCTTTTAGTTCCATTAAGCAAACTCACAATCCATCATTAACTGCACAACCATAGCCATGCTATTAATCTCTTGATCTGCTGCAAATGAAGCCTTGTACTGGTATTCTGCAATGATTAAAATTGCTTGAGGAATTGAATTTGGTTTCAGTGCAGTATATAGCTCTGTGTACAGACGTTTAAAAAACTCTGCTGTATTCAAATCAATATTTTGTACGATCCACTTTCGGCAGGAAGTAAAATCCTTTTGCTTCATAAAGCCAAGCAGTTCCTTATAAGATTCACTACTGCCCTGCGAAAGAATACCAACATCAATCTTACCACTTACAGAATACTTTTGCAGTTCATTGATAATTCTACGTATATCTGGAAAATGCTTCTTTACTAGGTTTACCAAAACACCTTTGTCATAAGAAACCTTTTCCTTTTCCAAAATCTGCTCAATACGCTTTAGAATCAACAAGGCAACTTGAGCCTTTTCTTGACTTGGCACCGTAAAATCAATGCCAGTGCATCTTGAGTGCAAAGGATCAATTACACGGCTTTTATAATTACATGTCAAGACAAATCTGCAACCATCTGCAAACTCCTCTATGGCTCCACGCAATCCAGTTTGAATTCCCTGAGTAGCATAATCAAACTCATCTAGGATAATTACCTTGCCATTACCACTCAAAGACATGGTTGATGCATATTGGCGAATTTTAGTTCGCAATGTATCAATACCATTTTCCTCTGAGCAGTTTATGAGAATGGATTCCATTCCCAAATCATTGGCTAGAGCCTTGGCAACTGTAGTCTTTCCAGTTCCAGCCTTTCCGTAAAACATCATGTTTGGCAGTTTTCTTTCCTTTACCATTCCATTAAAAATGGTAGAAAGATCAACTGGCAATATACAATCTGACATGGTTTTGGGACGATACTTTTCGACCCAAAGTAGATTAGTCACATCGGTCACGATTAACCCCGCTTAATTGCAATATAGTATGAAAGATTCTGGCTTTGATGAGTAAATCTAGAAATAATGTTTTTAGTTAGTTCAACCTTGTAAGATCCCGGCAAAAACTTGATTTCCGAGACATTAAACGTTCCTTCGTAATCAGGTCCATCATAGTTCTCATCAATCAAAACAGAGAAACTGTTAGAAGTATCGTTTTTTGCATCATCAACAGTAATCTTAAGAACACCGTTTTCTCCAACAATCTTAAGATCACTGACCTGAAGAATACTAGATGCCTTTAGAATCTCATTTAGATTGTGCTCATCCAAATCAAAACTAATAATGATCTCTGGCATTTCCAGTTCTCTAGTTGGAACAGTCAAAAGAGATGGTTCAGAGTAGTAATATCTAACTGAGGACTTTCCATTTGAAATGTCCACATGGGTATCACAAAACTCCAAATCGGGATTGGGGAACATGCTTACCACACCCAAAAACTTATTCAAGTCCCAAATTGGAACATCCGTGTCAAACTCTTCTTGGATTGTTGCTTCAACATATATATTCTTTCCACCAGAAATAGTCCGGAGATTGTTTCCCGGCTTGATCAAGATGTTTGAATTGATGGAAGAAAAGTTCTTTAAAATTGCGAGTGTTTCTTTTGATAGTCTCATTTTAGTCACAGTTGTCATATATTTCCTTTTGTAAATTATTCTTCGTCTTTATTTTTACGATACATCATATCCTGAACTTGCTGCTTATGTTCGTGTCTAGATCCGCGTTTGTTTCTCACCTGTTGTTTTTTGCTAAATCCAGATGGCTTATTCTTGCGACGATTAGTAAACTTTTCAAAGCTTTCTTCGTTCATGACTCTTCAATTATAACTCCATTAAAACAGAAATCAAGTTGCAATCCACTGAGAACCATTTATGTCGGTAAACCACACATATGAAATACCATCTGATGAAGTCCACACTTGTCCTTCTTTTGGATTGATTGGTGGATTTTCAGAAATAGTGTTTTCGGTAATCCCAACAAAAAACCAATTTTTTGGTGTTTGGATTGGGCTTTTCTCAGTTTGTTGAGAACATTGATATAATTTTCCCTGATGTGTAACTACATCACCCTTTATATAGTTAAAGGGTTTTCCGTTGACATCCTTAGTTTGAAATTTTCCTCTAAACATTTAAAAATATTTAGACTTGAACTTTCATCTTTGAAAAATTATTTTTCTTTTCAAAATGCATCTGCTGGTCAAATTTATCTATTAGCTGATCTGCCTTGTGGCTAATGATGTATATAGAACACTTATTCTTCATTTTATTTAGAAGCTTCAAGAATGATTCAGTTCCGGCAGAATCCAACGATGAATCCAAGATCTCGTCAAAGATCAATAGATTGCAGTTAAGGCTGTTTTTCATCTTGGCTACTTCTCGCCAAGTCAGCAATATGGCCAGATCGATACGCTGCTTTTCTCCCTCAGAGAAAGAGGAATATGAGAATTCATCTCTATATCTTGATTTAATTGTTTCTTTAAATTCTTCGTTGATGTTAAAGTCAACATAGAGATTAAGTTTTGAGAGGAACTTATTGACGAGTCCATTGATGATGGGAACATAATGCTTAATAATGCGGCTCTTGAGGCCACCATCTTTGAGTATATCGTAAACCACATCGTGATGAATTTGTTCATTAATTAAATTCTGCACTTTCTTTGATAATTCATCTTTTTCAGATTCAGACTTTTGTAGACTTTCTTCTAATGAAGAAATGTTGCTAGATGCTTGCTTTTCTTTCTTTTCTTTTTGCAAACGCTTTACGTTTTCTTCCCCATTGCCAATTCTATAATCAATTCCCATGATATCATCACGAATGCTATCCATGGTAACGTTAAAAGATTTAAAATCCTCTTGGGCATTATAAAGTTTTTGATTCTTTTCTTTTGCAATCTTTATTGCTTTTTGGCATTCTAAAAGTTTTATCTCTTTATCAGAGATATGTTTTTCTTTTTGATCTATGGGTAGATTTTGACCACAGCAACTGCATATAGCAGATGTTTTTAAAGATTGAATCTCTTCTTTCAATGTAGATTCAAGAACCTCTGCCTTGGTTAGCATTACTGGAACATCTTTTAAAGAATCTATGATTTTCTTTTGTTTTTTTACTTCTTCGTTTACTTTTTCAAGTTGCTTTGTATGCTCGGCTCGTTCAGATTTACTGAGTTTGATGTTTTGCTCAAAAGATTCAATTTTTTCATCAATTGCCTTTATGTCATCGGCATTGTGATTCTTTACCTGTTGAATAAAACTTTTTTGTGCTTTGATCTTTTCATGTGCAATTTTAAGAAATGATTCTTTTTCTACAATATCCACCTTTAATGAACCCAACTGTCCTTTGACATATTGATTCATGTCTGCCAATACATCAAGATCCAACAAGCCTTCAATAATTTTTCTTCTTTCGGCAGGGGTTAACTGCATGAAAGGTATAAAATTTGATTTACCGAGAATTACTACTTGTTTAAATGCGGCATAATCAAATCCCAAGATTTGTTCTTCAAACATTTCTTGGTAGTCTTTTGACTTTGCATTTTGGTCAATCATCTCCCCGTCTTTGTAAATTTCAAAAAACTTCGGACTCAACCCCCGTTTTACTGTGTATAAAACATTAGATCTTTTAAATTCTATTTCCACTACACAGTGTTTGGCATTTACGCTATTGACTAATTGGGGAATGTTAATTGGTCTAAACGGTTTACCGAATAAACCAAAGCAAAGGGAATCCAAAAGAGCAAAGGACTTGCCATGACCATTGGTTCCTGTTACGAGAGTAATTTTGTTGGTATTTAATTTTATTTCAGTAAAATTTGTACCAAACGAACCAAAGTTTTTAAACTTGACAGAGATAAATTCTATCATTCTTCTTCCTTAGACAGTGCGCTATTATACGCTGCATTTATGATAGAAGCAAGTGTGGTTTTGTCGATGGATTTGTCGGTAACCGTTTCTATCTCTTCATGCAGCAACTGTAAAGTGTCTTTATGAATGTCTACTGCAACAAGTTCCGGATTTGATGACACCTCTTCCGAAACAACCAATTCAGCAACACCCACTTCATAAAATTTATCAATGTATTTTTCAAATATGGGTTGCTTGGTTTTGCTTTTTATGAATACCTTTACGTGCTTATCTTTAAATTGTTCGTAATCTAATTTTTCCGTAGATTCTTCATAATAGTCAAGCGTATAGAATAGGCGTTCTGTATTCTGTACAAATTCAAGAGTGCGGTTCTGGAAATCAAAGACATGGAAGCCCTTTTCTTCCCAAACATCCGAAAAAGCCATTTGGTATTGCGTTCCGAGATAATGAATGCTATCCCTACTAGACTTAATATGATAATGCCCAGTAAGAACAAATTCAAACTTGTTGAAGTGCTTAGAGTCATATCCTTGCTCCACGGAGACACCACGAATGCTTTGAAATCCACATAACTCCAAATGACCAAGCAAAACAGTACAAGTCGTGTTTTGAAGGAATTCAGCAGCTGCTGATTCATTTTCTGGGTTAACCCAAGGTAGCAACGCGACACATCCTGTTGTAAGTTGGATTTCAGTTGGTTCAGAGTAAACTGACCAATTTGGATAGTGTGTAACAAGTTCATTAAGAGAATTTACCTTATTAGTATTCTTGTAATAAGTGTCATGGTTTCCACAAATTATTATACACTTAATTCCCATTTCCATCAAGGGATTTAAAAATCTTTCCTGAACTTGATTTAATGTTTTAAAATTGATATATTTGCGCCTATCAAATAAGTCGCCCAGATGGAATATGGTTTTAATATTGTTTTCCTTTAGATAAGGAAACAATTGTTTTTCAAAAAAAGATAGAAAGTATTCAAGCATAATGGGTGAATCATTCTTGTACCCAAAATGCGTGTCATTTAAAATTACTGCTTTCATATATCAAATGCGTCTTTTTTGACTTTCTTTTTTCTTTTGGTTTTCTTTGGAGCACACATATCTTCAAACCGCTCCATGTCAAGATCTGTTAGACCAAAAAAGTCTCTACGACCAACATCTATTCCTGCGTAGGTTTCATTAAACCAGTTATGGAAGTCTTTGTTGTTTTGTTGCTCTGCAAACTTGTACTGAACAAATTTTTCTTTCTTTTCCTTGTTTATGATACGAACAAAAGAAAACCAGCATATTTGGGTTAAATAACCAAATGGGCTGGTTGAAAGCTTTGGATCAAAATTGTCAATATAAGTTATGCAGTTTAAAACTCCATCAGAAACCATTTCTTCTCTATATGGATAGTTTGCAAAATTTGGTCTGTATGAAAGTCTAGTTGCTATCTTTAGAATGCATTCACCTATGTAATCTGGTAGTTTTGGTTTTTTTCTACCAGCATCTTCAGCTTCTTTGCATTTCTTTTTATATTCAACCAAAGCTTCATATAGAGCTTGATTATTCACATAATCAGCATCTGATGGTTTGGATTTCTTTTTCTTTGGTTTTTTCACAGTGGTATTATATCATTTATTTTTTAAAAAGCAAATTTATTTAATTTATTTAACCAATATGAAACCATCTCTTCCATCATAGAATCAAATGAAATCTTGGGTTGCCATTTTAACTCTGTTTTTGCTTTACTTGAATCACCAAGCAAATAATGAAGTTCTTCTGGTCTCATATATTTTTTATCTGTTTCTAGATATTTTTTATAATCTAAATCCAAATAAGTAAATACTTTTTCTACCATGTTTAATACCGTTCTTGTTTGGCCAGTAGCTAGCACATATGTTTCTGGCTTTTCTTTTTGCAACATCAACCACATACCCTCAACATAATCTTTTGCGTGGCCCCAATCTCTTTTTGCTTCTAAATTTCCAAGCACCAACCTATCAGATAACCCTAATTTTATTTTTGCTGCTTCTAAAGCAACTTTATTTGTTACAAAGTTTATACCTCTTCTTGGTGATTCATGATTAAATAAAATTCCAGAACAAGCAAAAATACCATAAGATTCTGAATAATTTCTACACAATGTGTGTGCATATAATTTTGCGCAACCATATGGACTTACTGGTATCATTGGAGTTGTTTCTCTTTGATACCCATCAGAATCTTTTGAGTTACCAAACATTTCAGAAGTTCCAGCGTGATATATCTTGCTATGTGGTGAAAAACGTCTAACTGCTTCTAATACCGTTAGAGTTCCATTTCCATTTACTTCCAACGTATAATGAGGCAAATCAAATGAAATTTGCACATGTGATTGCGCAGCTAAATGGTATATTTCATCTGGGTTACTTTTTTGTATGACACTTTGTATGCTTAGTGGATCTGTTAAATCTGCATAACACATTTCTATATCATTTTTAATATGATCTATTCTTGTCGTTTGAGATTCGGGAACAGAATTTCTTCTTATTGTACCGTAAATTTTATAATTTTTATTTAATAAAAATTCTGCAAGATATGATGCATCCTGTCCATTTGCACCGATTATTAAAGCTTTTTTCATTTGTTTTTAATCCATTCTAAAACATCAATTTCGGGTTGCCAATTTAATATTTCTCTGGCTTTAAATATATTTGCATTTGTATGCCTACATTCTAGTGGCCTTTGTGGTAGAAAAGTATGTTTTGCTGTATTTGGTTGAATTGTGTGTGCAATATCATTTATAGAATAACTCTTTCCCGTTCCAATATTAATTGTCTCGCCGTAAAGAGATTTATTTAAATTGCAGGCTTTATAGTTTGCCTTTATAACATCCAATACATGTACAAAATCTCTTGTTTGCTCACCATCCCCAACTATTGTAAGATTTTCTTTATTTAAATTTTGTTTTTCAAAAATTCCAATAACTGGAGCATATTGTCCTTTTGAAGGATTTCTTGGACCATATACATTAAAATATCGTAAACAAACTGTTTCTAAACCATACATCAAACCATAAAGCTTACAACATTGTTCTGCATGAAGCTTACTTAAAGAATATGGATTCAAACAATCTGAATTCATATTTTCGTTTTGCTGTCCAGCATTTGATCCATATATTGCAGATGTGCTAGATAAAATTAATTTTTTTACTTTGTGTTTTTTACAAAGATCTAGCATTGTTATAGTTCCCATCATATTACTTTCAAATGCTTTACTGGGATCATTTATACAGTTGGTTATTCTTGCTTCTGCTGCAAAATGTAGTACAAAATCTGGAAGATGTTTTTTAAAAACATCTGAACACATGGTGTAATCATTTACGTTATAATGATAATATTTTGCTGCGTGATTATAATAAAAAGAATCGTGTGCGTCCGATGACAGGTCATCAATAACACATACTTCGTGGCCTTTATTTACTAAGTAATCAACAGCATTTGAACCTATAAACCCACAACCCCCTGTAACCAAATATTTCATTGCGTAGCTTCTTCTAAAATTTTTATTATTTTTTCCATGTTAATATCAATACTCAATTCATTTTCAAATCTATTTTTTGAATTTATTGATCTTTCACTATAATAATTTTTATTAAATTGAAGTTTTTTCATTTCTTCAGCATATTCTTCTTCATTTAAACAGACCACACCACCATCCCCAATTGTTTCTATATGTCCCATATTGGGTGATATGTGGGATATAACTGGCAATCCATACGACATTCCTTCCGCAATAGCCTGTCCATATGTTTCTCCATCTGCCCTTCCATGAGCATATACATCCAAAGTTCTTAAAAAATTATTTAAATTTAATGTATTTGAAGAATGATCAACAAAAAATACATTTTTTAAATTTAAATTTTTTGCTTGAATTTTGTATTTGTTGCCACCACCCATAATGACAAAAGCTGTGTTATCATTTTCTATCTTACTATAAGCCATTAAAGGAATAGGAGAAAAAATATTGTCATCATTTCTTTGATGCATTCCAAAAATAAATTTATTATTTAAATTAAATTTAATTTTAAAATTTTCACCGGGCTCTGCTTTATGTTCCGTAAAAAGATAAACAACTTCAGATTTAGATTTATCACCCCCAGCATTTAACCAAGATGATTCTTGAAATTTTGAAATGTGTATATATTTTTTAACGTTTTCTTTTATTTCTGCCATTCCAGCTAAAGTTATAAAAGCAACTTCCGGTATATCGTTTATTTTATAAAATGGATATTCGGGGTGGCCAGCTCTTGCTGATAAGACTAAATCATATTTTTTAGAATTAAATATTTCCCAAAAATCAGTTTCAACCCATTCATGTGTTTCTGTCTGAAGATTTTTTGCTTTTACATTAATTTTTTTTAAATTTATGTTATTATCTATCATATATTGTTTTCTATCGGGATCTGTATCAGGATGAACCCAATTGGATCCAATATATGGTGCACTATCTGTGTATAGATAGTCTATTTCAAATTTATTTTTAGGTAAATTGGCAACAACCGTTTGAAACCATTTTTCTGTTCCACCGGCTGAAAGACCACCAAATTTAATTGATGCAATTTTTATCATTATTTTTTCTTAAAAAGAATATCTTGTTGTAATAATTTTCCATTCCAGTGAAGATTATCTACAACACCTACTAGTGCATATCCAATAATATCCAAGTACTCTATAACTTCTGCTTGAGATGGTGCTCCTATATTATATCCCGAAACATCGGTTTCGGCAACAATAAGTTTTATTGTTTTTAGTGTATTGGAGCTACCCTTTAATATATCAAGTTCACTACCTTGTGTATCAAGTTTAATAAAATCAAAATTAATATTTGGTTGAACTTCTGATAAAAGCAAATCAAGAGTTGTGGTTTCGACTTCTTCTTTTATTATATTGTCGTCAGAATAATGTTTTGTATTTTCTCGGTATAAAGAATTTCCTGTACAAATTAAATTTTCTTTAGTTTTATAAAAAATTTTTTTACCTTTTGTATTTGACAAACAAGAGATAACCGAATTTGCATTTTTTTGTTTTAATACATATTCGCAATCTTTATTTGCTTCAATACTAAACACATAAACATCTGGTTTGATGTTTTTTATAACATCTACATATTCGCCTATAAAAGCACCAACATCTAAAACATTTTTAACATCGTAATCGTAAATATATTTTTTTAACATTTTTTATTTCCAGTAAGAATATATTCCTTTTTCAACCTCGTAAAAATCCCATTTTTTTTGAATTTTATTTGGTTGTTTTGTTGCCCATTCCCACATTTTTGTTAAACCATTTTTTAAATTTGTTTTATCTTCATATAAAAGTATATCTTGAGATTTTTTCCAAGTTGACCACGCATACTTTACTTCATGTCTTTCTTCAAGATAGGTTTTACTTCCATAACCCATAACTTCTAAAAGAATATCTGCTGCTTCGTTTATAGAATACTCTTGTATTCCTCCTAGATTTATTATTTGTTTTGATGCTATTGGGCTGGTTCCTGCTAACCACAATGGATTTAAACAATCGTCAATATAGCTAAAAGCTCGTTTTTGATCACCCGTTCCATATATTGTTATGGGTTTACCATTTAAATTTTGATACATCCAAATTCCCAAAACATTTCGGTATTTATCCCAAATATTTTGATTTTTTCCATAAACATTGTGTGGTCTTATTATACACCAATCTAATCCATGTTGGACTCCGGCTATTTCAATGTCCTGCTCACATGAGGCTTTTGCTATACCATAAGGATCAATAGGATTTCTTGGTAAGGTTTCGTCAAATGGTGGTATAGAATCACCATAAACTGCCATCGATGATGTAAAAACTAATCTTTTTACATTATGATTAATACAATTATTAACAATGTTAGCTGTAGATAATAGATTATTTTTGTAATTGAATTTACGAATAAATGGACTAAGACCTTCAGCTGCATAGGCAGCAAAATGATAAACTAATTCAGGTTTAGTTTCTTTAAAAATTTTATCAATCTTTTCGTCTAAACAATCATATTGAAAAAATTTAATTCTAGGATCAATATTTTCTTTATATCCCCCACTCAAATCGTCTATACCTATTACGTTTATTTTGTTATTTTGTTCTAATAACCAAGAAGAAAATCTTGAACCAATGAGACCGGCCACACCTGTTACTAATATATTCATTTTAAATTTCCTGTATATTATCTCTATACCATTTTTCACATGGATATAGATTTAAATTTTTATATTCATCATTCATGCAAACAGTATAATCAAATCTACCCCGATAGCCATTTTCATTTTTATAATATTTTTTATTAAATAGCCACGCTCTATTAAATGCAGAATATTTTCCATTTACTTTTTTAATATTTTGTAAATTGTAGTCCGATGTATCAACAACATTTAAAACAGAATCTAAATTAAAATTTGCTATGGGTTTATTATAATGTTGTTCCCATCTCCATAACCAATCACCATCTTCTTCACCTATACCTATTAAATGTTCATCAAAATAGCCAATATCATTAATATCATTTCTATTTACACAAAAATGAGAAAAACTATTATTTATAGTAAATGAGCTGGGGTTTGATGCAATTATATTTTCAATGTCCTTAAAAAATTTGTCTGAAATAACTATATCATCATTTAAAAGTAAAATATAATCTGAACTACTATAATTTATACAAGTATTCCACATGAATGAACATCCACGAAAAAATGGAGATACTATTGGATAGGTTTGATTTAATGAACTTATAATTTGTAATATATTTTTTTTATATTCTTTATTAAAAGTTTCTTTGTGTTGGCCATTTATAAAAATTATTTTTTCTGTATCTGGTTTTAATTGATTTATATTAGAAATTAAAGGTAAAAAATAATTTTTATATCTATTTAAAAAAGTACATACGCAAATTGTATAATTTTTATTCACGTGGCTGTTTTCCTGTTTTTTCTAAAAATTTATTATACAATTGTGGAATATGCCATATTTGCAAATTTTCAAAATATTCAACACCATGTTCATCAAACATTTTATATATTGCTGGCAATAAATCTTTTCTTACAAAATACTTTTCCTCCCAGTTTAAATCATTATTTGGTAAATTTGGTATAGGTATATTTTGAATCCATTCAATTGGCATTTTTTGTAAACCTACATTTTCATCCATCAAAGTAATGCTGTAAGTAGAATTTATACTACTGGCATTTTCTTTTCCACGAACTACTAATTCACAACATTTATACCAACATTGTTTTAGCTGAAAAGTATTCCATAATGAAAATTGATAATGCAAAACAGCACCATATTCTGAAGGAAGATGCATCCAAGTATTTGCATTGCTCCCCGGAGTTCTTCCAACTGTGTGTGAAGAAATACCATCCCAAGAATAAGATAATTCTGGAGAATCACAAATTATAAAATCTTTCCAATTATTGCTCCACGGGGTATTGTCATGCCTGAAATGATCATAGCTTTTCCACAAAGCCAACCACTGCATTGCCAATTTTTGTCCGGGTTTTAATTCTGATATTATTTGCCTTGCATTACTTAAAAAATTGGTAGTAAATGTTTCATCGGCATCTAACATTATAAAATGAGTGCCACCAATTTCTCTTCCTTTTTGAAGAAGAATATCTCTGTGTGTTTTTGAAACACTCCATTCTTTTGGTTTAAGTTCAGAATTTAAACTTAATACAGTTACTCCAGCATTTTTTAAGATGTTTGCTGAATTGTCTGTTGAATTATCGTCCAATGCAATTATTGCATCGCTTACTGGCTTAACATTTGACAAAAATGTTGGAAGAATCCATTCTTCATTTTTAAACGGCAATAAAGTTACTATTTTCATTTTTTAATTTTGGTAAAAAAGTTTTTACATTAATTTTATTATTATCAATTGATATGCTATCAATAGTATATTTTTTAGCATCTTCAATGTATTGTGGTTCAAGAATATTCAACCCATATCTAAGTTCTATAACAGTTCTTTCTAAAGGTTGTTTACTATTTGGTTTTGTGCTGGCACCCAATCCTTCATTTAAATAAAAACCAAGAATTTCTGGTATATGCAATCCTTTTCCATTAAATGCTAGTCTGAGAGCTAAATCAAAATCTGCACCAGAAACCAATTGTTCATCAAAAATTCCACTTTTTTGTAAAGCTGTTTTTCTAAACATAAAAAATGGCCCAAGTATCATACCTTTTGTTAAAAGATCTTCTTTTCCGCTTTCGTCTACCAAATACCCATATGTGGCTTTAAAAGCTGGTACTACAATGTAATTTCCGTAACAAAAATCAACATCCGGATTATTGTCCAGTGTTTTTGCCATCAACTCTATTGAATTTGGCGTTCTTAAATCATCAACGTTCCAAATACATAGGTATTCACCCTTTGCTTTATTTATACACCTATTCATAGAAACACCAATCGGATCAACTTTATCTACAACTATATGATTTACATTATCGTAACTGTATGATCTAACTAGTTGCTTTTCTTCTTCTGATGGCTCATTATGATCCAAAACAATTTCTAATTGATTAAAATACGTTTGGTTTGGTAATTCATCTAAAAAAGTTTTTAAATATTTTCCCATTTTATAACATGGAGTTATTGTACTTACTTTATACATTTTTATAATACTCCACTACTTTAGTAATTCCATCTTTTAATGATGTTTTGGGTTTCCAATATTTTAAAATATTTTTATTTGGATCATTTTTTAAATTTTTTTGAACTTCATCTTTTTCTTTATTTGGAAAAATATCACAGGGTATTAATTCTTTTATAATTTCTGCTACGTTTAAAATACTTACCCATTCAAAACTTGAAATATGATATTCTTCTTTTTTATTTAACTGTTCATATATTAATGACATTTGCCACAGACATTCACAGCAATCTTCTGCGTATAAAAACTGTCTTTCTTCTGTGCCATCGGTCAGCATATCAATTTTTTTATTCTTTAATGCCTTTAAAATAAAATCTGTAATTGCATGTGATTTTTCTAAGTCTTTTTCAATACCATAAACATTCCAAAAACGAACAACTAGACCTTCCAAGGCTTTTGTATAGAATTCTCCAATTCGTTTTAAAGTGCCATAAGAAGAATACTCCATTGCGGACATCTGAGATGATGCAAATAAAAATGGTTTTTTATATTTTTTAATGGAGCTAAACACAACATCCATAATTTTACTATTGTTGTTTATGAATTCAAATGTATTTTGATATTGTTTTAGATAACGAGAACCACCAACATCAAAAGCCAAAAAATATACAAAATCACATGTTTGTACTTCTACATCAAGAAGTTTATTATTATTGATTCTTAAATCTTGTTCGTAAGAATTTAAAATATCAAATTCTACAACTTCATGATTTTTACTTTTTAAAAACTGAACTAAATGATGTCCGATTTGACCAGAAGATCCTAATATTAAATATTTCATTTTTTACTTCTTTGAATAAAATGCATCACCCCAACCATACTCAGTCGGTGCAGTAAACAATCTTTTAAAACCAAATTGATTTAAGAAAGAATCAAGATCATCGGCTAAAACACAATTTTCATATAAATGTTCAAAATTAATTTCTGTCATAATATGATCTACTAATTTTAATGTATTATGTGAACCTTTTAATACTTCAAGTTCATACCCTTGAACATCCATATTAATAAAATTGTAAACATTCAAATTTACATTTTTTTCTTGTACATAATTGTCAAGTGTATTTTGATTTATTATTTTTTCTGATTCAAATTTGATGTGTGGATAATAATCTAAATGTTTTTGTGGTTTTAACAGAGAACAAGACATGGCTTGGTTAGCTGTTTCACAGTACATTGTTTTTGTACATTGTTCTGGTCCTAAAGCTACATTTTCTAAAACTACATCAGTAGCAGAATCAAATTTATAAGTAAGTATTTTATATGAGTCTGGATGTGGTTCAAACAATATAGAAGGTATTTGTAATGCTCTATATACTGCTACCTCTTGGCCATGATGAGCGCCAATGTGCAAAGCACCATTAATTTTAAATCCACTGTTTATTATTTCGTATAAATTCATCAACATATAAAAATCCTCAAACTCTTGCTAAAATCATACCCCAAGCATCGCTATTTACATTTCTTTGATTTTCTATTACGGCGAGCAATTGTTCATAATTTAAAAATGTTTCTGGCAACATTTTAGGATTGTAATCTCTACAACCATCATAAGAAACATTAAATTTAGAATAATTTAAATTTTTTAAATGGTTTAATACAGGCATAGAAACTGGATGAAACCATTCGTTAGCCCATTCAAACTGAATAGAAGTATTATATTGGTTTGTCATTCCAAAAATAGCTTTGTCTTCATAACCCTCAACATCTAATTTAATATGATCAAAAATTCCATACTCTTCTACCAATTTATCTATTGTAGTCGTTTCAACTTCAATATAATTATTTGAATAATAACCATTAAATCTTCCAGAAGTTAGCCAGTTTTTATTTAAAGAAGAAACTGTGTCTGCTACAGCTAAATAAAAATTTAATTTATCTCCATAATTGTTTGATACTGCAATGTTTTTCCATATTACATTTAAATCATCAAACGGGTTTTTTAATTGTAGATTTGCTTCTATTGCTACAACAAAATCATTTTTATCACAATAGGTTTTTATAAATCCACCGTTATTCGAACCAATATCTAAAATTTTCATATATTTCCTTTAATATAATTAATATATTCATTTGCTTGTTTTTTTAATGTCAAATTATTTAGTATATATTCACGTGGTTTGTATGTGGATACTTTATTGTAAAATAATTCAAACTCATTTATACTATTGGATATGTAACCGCAGGTTTCCTCAAAATATGGAACGGACGTTGCCGGAACCGCTACACCATAATCGTCCCATTCGTTTTTGTTAATGACAAAACATGGTTTATCCATAGATAAAATTTCTTGATATGCAATTCCTTGTGATTCTGTTTTTGTAAGAAGGACAACGCATTTAGAATAGTTTATTTTTTCTATAAACTCTTCTTCAGTATATTCACCATAAACCAATGTCGTATAAGATATTTTAAGTTGATCAAAATAAGAAAATACTTCTTGAAGACTTTCTTTTTTATTTTTGCAATATATTAAAACATCATATTTTGGTGCATAATTAAAGTTGCAAAACTTTTTTGTATCTATTCCTACCGGCCACACATATATTTCTTTATTTTGAGTTAAAGAAAATGTTTTATACAAATCATAAACCCATTTACATGGAACATTAAATTTTTTATATTTGGTCCAAACAAATGGCATTTCTGTAGGCAATACTGAAATATTTGGTCCAATAAACGCATTGTCCGGACAATCAAAAATATGTTTACATTGTGACTGTAATACACCATTCAATTCACATATTTCATTAGGAACAACTTCTATATTTAATTCTTTTAAACCAGCAATAAGATTAGTAGTAACTTTTCCCGGACCATTGTTGTTAGATGAAACAGAATAATGTAAACCTACTTTCATATTACAACCCAACCTTTACAATAAACATCACTCCAGTTTTTTGGCATGTCTGGACCGTTGCCAAACCATTGTGATGGAGCTATAATTTTTTTGCTTTCGGAGAGCCATGCCCCCCACCAACTAAATGAACTGTTGGCAATAATATGATAATCACACATAGACATTAAACACATATCAATATATTTATTATTGGTTTCTGGGAATACCATTTTTCTTTTTAATGGTTCAAAAATGGTTTGTGCTTTTGCCACATCATCACTAAAAATCATAAGCAACACATCATCTGGTAAAAGATCAAGAGCACTATTATAATAATCAATATTATATACGGGATGATTTTGTTGTTGATTTACATAATCTCCCAATCTTATATGCAATGATATTACACGATCTTTGGTAATGGCTCTAATATTTTCTGCTTGTTCTTTTATTTCATTTCTGAATGAAAATTGTTTTAGTAAATGTGGTCTGTAATCTACAAAATATTTTTCTGTTTGAAAATAACCAACAATATCTGAATGATCAGGAATACCAAACAATCCGGGGTTATATCCAAATTTTGGTTCAGCAATTCTATATTTTATTGGCTGTCCTTCAGAATTTTCTGCTTCCAGTTTGTCAAAAGCTTCGGTTAAGCAAAAATGTTCATACTCATTTTCGGATTTATTATTATATGGGACACCATATCTGTATTTTGCAGTTTTAGCTATACCAAATAAAGCAGCATATTGAAACATTTGATTTCCAAATCTGCCGTATCTTCCTATATTTGAATATGTAATCATGGTAATTCTATTGGAGTTTCGGTCCATATTTTATTTCTTGGACAATTTTGATAAAAATAAGGTTGTGCAGTACCATATACATTAAAATTATTTTGAAGTTTTGCATAAACTACATCACAGTGTCTATTTCCTAATGCATCATAAAGATAAGTTTTGGCTTTAATTGCACATTCTTCTTTATATTTTTTTGATACATATAAAATTGCATGTGCCGATGTTACATTTTTTATTCTATAGTGTATTCCTTCTTTTACAGCATTTGCTGGAGAAGATAATAAACTCATTTGAGCCCTAATTGGGTCTGCTGCCCAGTTACTGTATCCAAGGTACAATGCGTCAATATTTGGTGTCAAATCTATAATAGTATTATAGTATTGAGATTCATGTACGTCATCTTCTAGAATTAAAATAGGTTCATCATTTAAATTATCATTTAAAACATTTATTTGAGATAACGCACAACCTTCAATATGATCTCCAGTTTCTACACCATCATAAAAACACCAATTTTTAAAATTTAAACGTTCAGCCAATTCTTTAAAATTGTTTCTTCGTTCAATTGATTTTTTTAAACTTATACAAACAATTTTTGTATTTTGTAAATCAATCTGCATAGTTAAATGGACTTGCTGGAGTGCTTCCCCACAGTTGTGTACAATACGGTTTAAATGCTCCGGTATATTGCAATCCCGTATAGTGTTGTGGAATAAAATAATGACTTGGATATATTGAAATATTGTTGTATCTTGTTTCGTGTATGGTTTTAGTCAAGAATACTGGTCCAACAGTTTTCCATGCTGTTAAATTTCCTTCCCAAAGACTGAATCCATCAAGAGCGTGCAATCTTTCTACCAAAGAATTTATTAATTCATTGTTTGGTGTTGCTGCAAGATAACCAGCAGCCACTAAATTTCCACGCAACCATTCATTTTCATAACAACTGAATGCATCATTTTCCAAGATATAATCATCTAATGGTCTTAATGCAGTGCAATCAGCATCAAGAAAAAATCCTCCAAACTTTTGGAGAATTTCATAACGTGCAATATCGCACTTGCCATTCCATTCAGGCATGGCATCATATTGTGATTGATTATAAAGACCATTTGGAAAATGTTCCTTTAATGTTTCATCTGTCCAAAACATGTGAAGCCATGAAGGGTTTTTATCTTTCCAAGTTTGTATTTGTTCTAACGGTGGTTTTTTGGGTCCTACCCAAAGTTGGTGTAAAATTTTTGGAATCATAAGATCTCACAGCTATTATAAAGTATCAAAAACTAAAGTCAAATATATTTATTTGACTATTACTAAAGATACTTTATATTACATCTCAAAAGATGAATCTAGAGAACCTTAAAGAACTTATTACTAAAGACTCTCAAATAGACTCTACTGAGTTAGGTATAGAGTCTCTTAAGATACCTCAAATACACGGAAAGTATCTTAATATTTTGACAGATCTTAAACTACTTTTGGCAAAACAACAAAATGACTTTGCCATCCATAAACTCCGTAGGTGGAAAATTTACACTGGAAAAGCTTCACAAGAAGAATTAGAAGAATGGAAAGAAGAACCATTTGATCTAGGAATTCTTAAAACCGATGTTGATAAATTTATGGATGCAGATCCAAAACTTATTGAGTTAAAATCAAAAATTGTTCTCAATGAAGTAAAAGTAAAAATGGTAGAAGAATTTTTAAAAGCACTTAATAATAGAAATTTTACCATCAAGTCTGCTATTGATTGGCAAAAAATGATGAATGGCATCGTATAAATATTGAGTGGATATAGATGTTGAATCTATTGATGAAGTAAGATACTATGTAAAGACAGAAAAGGGATTAAAACAAGAACTGAGAGATTACTTCTCATTCATGGTCCCCGGAGCCCAATATATGCCTATGTTCAAGCGTAGGCTATGGGACGGAAAAATTCGTCTATACGATATACTTTCATCAACACTTCCAAGAGGTCTTAAGACATATCTTGAAAAGTTTTCCACAGATCGTGGCTACACCCTAAACATAAAAGAAACCAAAAATCCTTTATGCATCACGGACAAACAACTTCAGGTTTTTTACGAATCCTTGAAGGTTTCGGTTCGCAAACAGGCAGTGCAGATGCACGACCACCAAAAACAGGGTATCTTGCATGCATTGAACAATCATCGTTCGGTGCTAATATCACCAACTGGCTCCGGAAAAAGTCTTATTATATACGTCTTGGTTCGGTATCTGCAAAAGGTTATACCTACAGATCGCAAAATTTTAATTTTGGTTCCAACGGTCGGTCTAGTAAATCAAATGGAGTCTGACTTTTTTGATTACTCTGGACAAGACAAATCTTGGTCATGCAAAAAATACATACACAAGATTACTGCTGGAGTTGAAAAAGAAACTAAACAACAGATAGTAGTTTCTACATGGCAATCAATTTACAAATTGCCAAAGCAATGGTTTGATCAATTTGATGCAGTATTCTTTGATGAATGTCATCAAGCAAAAGCCGAATCAATAAATTTTATTGGACAAAAGCTTTCAAAGGCTTGGTTTAGAATCGGCACAACGGGGACATTACAACAAACACAAGCGCATAGATTGAGCATTGAGGGTATACTCGGTCCAGCTGTACAATTTATACACACAAAAAACCTAATGAATAAAGGTTTATTGGCAAAACTTGGTATAGATTGTTTAATTCTTAAATATAGTGACGAAGAAAAACAATTGTTGAAAAAACAAAAGTATGTTGATGAAATAAAATGGATCGTCACAAATGAAAAACGAAACGAATTCATCAAACAACTCGCGCTTCGAACCAAAGGGAATACCCTTATCCTCTTTAATTACGTCGAAACACATGGAAAACCGCTCGCAGCTCTCTTGGAAGCAGCGGGAACGGATAGAAAAATTTATCTTATACATGGAAAGACAGAAGCGGATGCAAGAGAAAATATCAGAAGAATCATTGACAAAGAAAAAGATGCAATCCTTGTTGCGTCCTTTGGTACTACTTCTGCTGGTATCAATATCGTCAATCTTGATAATATCATATTTGCTTCTCCTACTAAATCGGTAATAAGATTATTGCAAAGCATTGGTCGTGGTTTGCGAGTTTCTGAAAGAAAAAAGACATTAAAGGTTTATGATATTGTAGATGATCTTTCTTGGAAATCTCATAAGAACCATGTATTAAAACACTTTGAAGAACGATTGAAAATATACAAGAAAGAAAAATTTGATTTTAAAATATGTTCAATGAGTTTTAACGACCTTTGAAAGATAAATATTATGGAAGGGAGGACATAATATGTCCGACACACTTCCTGAGAATGAATTCTCGGGCGCATTGCGAATTGTAAAGCTTACCTCCGGAGAAGAATTAATTGGAATGGTAAGCGAATCTGCGCCAGATAAAATAAACATAAAACTACCAGCTCTTTTAGAAAATTACTATACAAGAGGGCAAAAAAATGAAATGGTAGAATATGTAAAACTTACAAATTATTTGTTAAATGTCAAAGGTTATGAAGTTAATCTTCCAAGATCTGTAATTGTTTATATTGGTATCCCGGCCACGGAATTGGAGAAAATGTACGAAGTATATTTTATGGCTATGCAATCCGATTCAAAAACAATTATAAGTTCTGGACCAGAAGATGAAATTGGTTCTGAAAATGGTTTGCAACTTTTGAATGATTTATTCAATAATCCAGATTTTGTAAATTTTGTAAATGATCTTATTGACAATTTTGAAGGTGTAGAAATATTAGATGATTCTGATGATGAAGAGTGGGACGATATAGTTGCAGAATCGCCTATAAGCCCTCCGGAGGAAAAACCGTCCGAAGATGCTCCTAAGAAGAAGAAACGCAAGGCGATGAAGCCTGAAACGAATAAGCTACCTTATAAACCGGAAGCCAACCCAAATACTCCAGAGGGTTGGTCAGACAATCCACTAGACTACATTTAAACTTGATTTTTTAAATTTGATGGAACTGGATCTTGTTGGTCACCGGTCCAAAGATCAAAATATGAATATTTAAATGTGCAATTTGTTTTTTGAATTATTGCATCAGCACTATCTGCTTGAAACTGCATGCCATTTAATTTTACTGGAATAATATAATTAAATTTTGCTCTTAAAATTTCACAGTTTGTTGTAGGATCATATAAAAACAAATTTGCTTCATGGTGCCAAGATTGATACAGAGCATTGTGTTCCGTATCATTTTTGATATTTGTAATATTGCGAATCCAAGAATAAATGCTCATCCAGTTTGTCAAATCCGAATCAACAATAAATTCAACATTTAAAGTTTCAAAATTTGCTACCATAGTTGGTACTGGGATTGTTGTACCGAGTGTTGTTGGTTGTGGTTGATCTGGAACAGAAATACCCGGAAGATTTGCTCTTTGACACATAAGTTCCATCTGTTTGGTCCCACGACCAAATACCAGACGAAAATAACTGTTATACATCGGGTTAGTGTTTGATGAACATAAACTCATAGAAATATTTATGGTAAAACAAAAACCTCCCGATTACTCGGGAGGTTTTCGAAGGTTTTATACTTTCCTTGGTTAGACCATCAATTAGATGGTGTTGCCGTGGAGGTTTTGTACCGATGTGAGGCGGTAGTATTGGTTCAAGCCGCTTGTGAGGGTTTCGCCATCTGGAACACCCGAGCTGTTGAGCACGAATGGGTTGGCGACGACGCCGTAACGGGTCTTGAATGCGATACGTGGTTGGAAAGTGTTTGGATCAACTGCACGTACCATTTGTAGCGGAACGTATGGGCAGTAGAACAATCCAGCATCGTATGGCGACTCACCCTTATAGCCAGCAACGAAGAAGTTGTAACCAACTGGGCTATATGGATCGATGTAGACGCGAATCTTGCCACTGAGGATACCAGCGAAGGTGCTTTGTGTGTCATCAACGTTGAGTTGAGGAGCGATTGCTGGGCTGAGGCTCATGAAGCCAGACATGGCGAGGGCTGCTGCGGTATCGCTATCGCAGATGATGAAGTTACCCTTACCACGGCGGGTTTCCTTGGCGATTTGATTGCATTCACGTTCGATTTGGAAGCTGAGGCCACGGAAGCGTTCAGCAGACCAACGACCGTCAGAATCTTGGTCAAGATCGTATACACCACCACCGCTTGCAGATCCGCTGAGATCTGGTTGTTGCGAACCGTTCTTAGAAACGAAGTAGATTGTCTTGACGATTTCACGGTTGATTTCGGCAAGAATTTCGGTGCTGAGAAGATTAGCGAGTTCAGCTTCAGCGTCTAGACCGTGAACAGCCTTAAGGTCTTGAGCCAATTCGACTGTGTAGTTGCTGCTTAGAGCGCGTGTACGAGCTTGAACAGCAACGCGGTCGATTGTGAAGGACATTTGGTTCCATGTAGCATATGGAGCGGTGGAACCGATACCTTCACCTTGAGATGTTAGGATACCACGAACTGTGTTGATCGATGTACCACGGAAAACCGAGTTGGTCATACCGGCTGTGTAGTTCCAGCCAGCTGATAGACCCTTAGAAGCAGCAAAGGCTGCTGGCAAGGTCCAACCTGAACCACCGTAAGATGCTTGTGGCTCTTGGAAGTTAGCTTCGGTGTAGTTTGAAGCACCGTAAGAAGAACCTTGGTTACCAGCGAACGAATAGTTCGAACGCATGGCAAAGATGAGGCCGGTTGGGGCGGTCATTGGTTGAACGCCGCAAATGTCATAGGCCATCAAGTTTGGCATGGCGCGACGAACCAACGAGATGAGTACTGGGTCATAACCAGAGACTCTTGTTGTGTTCGTGTAGTCCATAGGCATTCCGAGGTTGCCGGATGACATGTCTTCTGTGAGGTGTTGGCTACGAAGAGCTTGTTCTTGGTTCTCCAAAAGAACTGCAGTAACTTTCTTACGGTAGTCATCTTGGATAGAAGGAAGAGCATCGTGACCAAGCACTGGCTCCCACTTCTCGGTTAATACGTCATATGGTGTGTTGTCTGCGAATTGCATTTTTTAGTTATCTCCTGTGAGTAAAATTATTTAGTAAAAATTGTTTTTTAGACTTTCTTGTTTAGTCTACCCAAGGCTCCAACATAACCTTCTACTAAAGTTGTTGGATTACCCTTGACTGTTGAAAAAGTTTGCTCTGGCTCTGGTGTGCGTGTTGGAGCAGAAACTCTTGCTGTGTTGATGTAATTTTCCTTGATGGCAACTAGCTTACTGCGGTACTCTTCTGTGTCACCAAAAGAAACGTTTTCCATCAAATTTTGAAGTTTAGAAATTTGTGTGTCAGCCAAATCTTTGGTTTCGGCTACAAAAATTCCAGCACATTCTGTCAATTCAATTTGCTTGCGAAGAGCAATATTGGTGTTGAAAGATTCGTTTAGCTTTTCTTCAAGTTGACGGTTTTGTGAATATAGCTCATCAAGAACGTTGTACTTCTCGTTTGGAACATCAATGTAGTGGTTCTCAAAGAGGTTCTTTAGACCAGTGATGAAGTTTTCTGCAATTTGTGTTTTGATGCCTTGTTCAACAGAAACAGCATTTTCTGTCATCCATTCTTCAACAACGTAGTCTAGATAATCGTCAACCTTCTCAACGAGAGATTCGGTGACATTATCAAGATATGTCTTTACGTTGCCATCGACATCTTCAACGATTGCGGCGACTGTGCGCTCAACGCGATCTGTGACTGCAGCTTCAAAAATTCCTTCAAGCTTTGCAACCAAATCTTCGGATGCATTATCCTCACCCAAGAGTGAAATTAAAGCTGAACGGAATTGTGCGCGGGTTTGCTCTTCGACTTCCTCAACGTCTGAATCTGGCTCAGGTGTTGATTCTTCCATTTCCTCTTCGGCTTCCTCATCCTCTTCTTCAACCTGTGGTTGAACAGGAGCAGAAGTCTTCATGGCCATTCCAGCCATGCTGTTAGGGACTACTGGGGCACCAACTGGGGTTGTTGCTGGCATACCAGAAACTATAGGAGCTGGTGTTACCGAGCTTTTACCTGTAGCATCATAATCTGGCTTTCCATCAGAAATAGCACCAAGGCCCATGGCTTCGGCGGCAGCTTCAGAAATTGTGTATTTTTTGTTGTTTTTCATAATCAAAGGATCCTTAAATTGTAAAATTATTTATATTAAATTGTTTCTCAAGGAATCAATCCTTGTTGTTTTGCTTTTTTTCTGACCTCATTGGCTTTCATTTGTTTTGCCAATCTTTCAGTTTCGGCATCATAATCTGCTTGTTGTCTTTCTTGTGGGCTTATAATCTTACTTGGTTTCTTTTCTGGAATTACAAATTTTGTCCAAGGAGATCCGGCCCCCTGAGCCGCCAGCTCCATCTGGCTTTGTCCAATTTTTCCTAATTGAGCTTCAACCCAAGTTTTACCAGAAAGTTCTTCTGCTTGTTTTCCAAGGCTAGCAACACCACGGGAAGCATACTTTAGTGCAGAACCACCAACTTTTCCTAAAATTCCTGTTTTATCAAGAGCGCCTGCTGCTCCTTTTAGTAAGCCAGCTCCTTTTTTTCCTAAAGCTCCTGCAGCAGCACCAGCACCCATTGCTCCGGCTGCACCCAATAATTTTAGAAATGGGCTAGTTTCATCTTGGTCTTCTTCTTTTTGTTTTTGCTCATCAGAGTCGCCAACCAAGATTTCACCAAAATTTGGTGAGTCTTCTTTATTTTTTAATCTGGGTTGACCGCTACCCTCACCACCACCAAACCCAGACATTTCTTTTTTGGCTTCTTCTTTAGTTCGTTTTTCTCCAGTTGAAAGCCATGAAATTGGATCATACCATTCCTCATACAGTTTTTTATCTTTAAAAACTGAATCTTGTGGATTTGTTTCGATCTTGTTTTCTATCATTAAAACAAGATAATTTTTGGTATCGGATGGAAATTTGTATGTCATGAAAGTTTCTTAAAAAATTCTTCAAATATCTTTACGATATTTTTGTTTAGATCTTTCTTTGAAGAAGACTTAATTAGTCTTACAGCATTATCGCGGTCTCTTTCGGTCCAAATGCCATTTTCGAAGATCCATTCTCTTCCTTCCATGATGCCATTTACGAAAGCATTTGGGGCAGAAGGATCTGCTACGATGTCAATTGCAGCCAACATGAAATCTTCTTGAACTTCTTGATACCCATTGCGAGACTTCAATGATCCCATACCACGGGTAGAGACTCCCAATTGAGCACCTTCATCGATTAGGTTTTTTACGATACGACCCATTGGGGTATCTAAAACTTTAGCCTTACCGTAAACATTATTTCCGTCTTCATGAAGATCCTTGACAATGTGAGAAACGCGGTCAAGGTTTACAGTTGGTCCTGTTGGGTGGTTTAATTCACCAAGAGCACGGCCCTTATTTACGTATTCATTGATATACCGGCCAGTTTCTTTAGCCAAAATATTCTTTGGATAAATTCTTCCGTTGCGGTTTTTTTGTTCGGCTTGCATGAAAATGCCTTCGATGAAATAATGTTTTTCACCGTTGCCGACATTTTCTTTAATATACTTAATGTCTTCAGTTAGTTCTGTTATTAGTTTCATTGGTTGGTCTCATTAGGTTTTGAGCGACTGTCTTGTATTGCTCTTGCAACTTGCTGGCAACCTTTGTGTAAAGTGTGCGAGAAGCGGTTTCCTTAAAAGAAACTGCATTCTCTTCAATAGCACTTTTAATCATTTCGCGAACGTTGTTTTTCATAGTATTCCTTTTGCTGATTTTGAAAATTCAATGTGTTGTTTGAAACTTGTTGAATTTTTAAAAATATCTTTGGCCATTTTTAATCTGTTATTGGGATTTAATTGCTCAAACAATTTTTTGATGTTTTCAACATCAGATTCACTAATATTTATAACAGTATCGTCTTCAAATTTATATTTTCCGGGTTTGAAGTGTTCCATGAATGTTACTAAAACTGGTATTCCACTTTGGTATGGCGTAATTTTTTCTGAAAATAACAATCTTTCTTTTAAAGAAACTGAAGTTTCATTTATTGCAGCATTAAGTTTTAAAGACAAAGAATGAATAATATTATCTTTAAAGTAATCTTCGTCTTCACGAATCATACCATTTATACCGTTTTTAAGTAAAATTTTGGTAACGTTTTCCATTATTGCTCCGCTTATTCTTCAGGTCCCATTTGAGCCTGTTGTTGTGCCATCAAAGCCATTTGTTCGGCTTGCATTCTTTCTCTGTCTACTTCCATCTCTTTATCAATAGTCCGTACATCTTCGTCTGTTTGACGAAGAATATTTTTTCTGATAAATGCACTGGAAAAATATTTTCCAACGTAAGGATCTACAATAGAAATCATTTTCAATCTTTCAGCTAAAATTTCTGCTTCTTTAAGATCCCAGAAATAATTATCTGTATTGTATATAAAATTTATGTCAACTTTTAGTTGTTGCCAATCTTCCTCGGTCATTACACCCTTGAGAAGCAACTGAACGCGAAGAATGTCCATGAATAACTTTGAGAAGTGGTGTCTTAGACGCTCAATAAACTTATAGAATTTTACTTCTTCTCTGGTTATTTCGACAGATCTTCCCATATTAAACCCTGTCGATTCAGCTGTTAGACGACTTATTGGAACGTTCAAAGAATTATAAAGCTTTTTCTTGAAGTAATCAACGTCTTCAATTTGCGACATGGCCTGACCACTTGGAAGAGTTGTAATTTCTGTTCCACGTGAACCTTCTCTTCTGGGCAACCAGTAATCTTCCAAAACTGAAAGATGGTTTCTTTCATCACGTACTTCACCCGTTGCTTGATTATAGATGAGTTTGTTTCTAAATCTACTCATCATATCGCGCATATACTGTTCGGCTTTTTGTTTTGGAAGCTGTCCTACGTCAACGTAGAACACTCTGCGTTCAGGTGCGCGTGCAATACGGTAAACTAGAAGAGAATCTTCTAGTTGTCGAAGCATGTTTAATGGTCTAATTGCTTTGTGCAAATAACCCAAAACACGTTTTGTATTAAGATCGATGACACCAGATGGGACATAAACAACGCTATCTGTAGATAGTTTAAGTCCACCCGGCCCGGTCATAATAAAAGTTTCTTTATCGTTATTGGTGTAAAGATAATACTCTTCAATATCATTAATCAATGAAATTGACTGACCGTTTAGCTGTTCAGTTTCTTTTTTAATTTTTCTTACTTTTTTGATCTTCATCGGATCAATCGGAACCAATTCTTTGATTCCTTCTGTTGGAAGATCCTTGTCAATAACAATATTGTAATATACCTTTGAATCAATATACCATCTTCTAAAAACTTCATATGATTTGTTGTTGAAGTCTAGAAGATTAATTACTCTGTCAAATTCTCGGTAAATTTTATTTTTAATTACATCGGATACAGGTAAATTTGAAAGATCAAGCTTTACTGGCTTTCTATCTGTTCCCGGAACAATTGAAGCATTGATAATTTCATCAATAGCATTATCAACTTCTGGGTATATTGACATGTTTCTGTACTGAACTACCGATGCATTTTCATCTCGCATAGCAGATGAATAGTCCAGCGCAGTGCCAAAAAATCCTCCGGCTTCTACTGTTACTGTGCCATCATAAACTTCAGGCGCAGTAAAAGATTGCAGGTTTTTTTCTAATTTTTCCTGCTTGGTGGTTCTTTTTTTACCAAATTCGAATCCGAAGGCTTCTATTTCCATTTATTTCCTCACGTGTTTCTTGATGTAATATTTTTGATTTCAATATAATCGTAAACAATAATTACATTGAATGAATTGAGTGTGTTAGGCTGCAACATATTTAGTGACAATTGAGAAACAGATGCTGGCCAGCAACCTTGCAAAACAAATTCCTTTAAAGGATTTGATTCATCACCATTGATGTCTAGATGTTTAATTTTCCAGTTATAGGCTTTATAATCCCGCCCATCACTAATGTCAAAAGATTCATTTGTTTCGTGATTGTTTATATCATTATGCCAATTTTGAAACATTTGCCATAAATTGTTTTGCTGTCCGGTATCATCAAGAACAGTAAAAGCCCAGTTTCCATAATCTCTTTCACCCGGATAATGATACTTTCTTCCAAAATAATCATACGTAAGAGTTTTTGTGGTTAATTGAGGTATGATTGTAGATCTGACGTGAAATCTTGTGAATCTACCGCCTGTTGGCACAGTTCCTTCTATTAAAAATCTATTTCCACGGGTTCCACCTAAGAAGTTTGTTTTGAATTCATTTAACATTTAGACTCCCCATATCTTTATGTTGTCAAATGTCAGTGTTACGCTAAAAGCAACAAAGTTGCTTTCTCCCATGTTTAGATTAATTTCTCCGACAACGCTTGGCCAGCATTTATAAAGGCTGATTCTTCTAATTGGATCTTCACCGTTTACATCAAGATGTTGAATTTCCCATGTAGTCTGATAACGACTATATGAAAAGTCATTTCCCGTAACTTTGTGCGTATAGTTACCATCCATCAATTCTTTCCATTTTTGAAAAGCCGACCACAAATTTTGTGTATTACCATCGTCGTATATTCCAACAACCCATGGACTATATTGACGGTCTCCTGCAAAGTTAACAAGTCTTCCTCTATACGGAACGCTTATTGAATTGATTTGAACAACAGGCAAAGAAGCGGAAATAATTTTAAATGTAGCATCATTAATGTTTACGCTGACACCTTGAGGCCAAACAGGTCTAACACGGAATCTGTTTGACCTTGTACCTCCGTTAAAATTATCTTTGAAAACGCTTATTGAGTTGTTCATTATTGTGTGTAGGTAACGCTAATTACAAAACTATCTGTTGTTAGTATTGGTTTAACTACAACTTCAACATTTAGTGTTGAAGAATTATCTGTGTTGTTTGAACTGTCACATATAATTTGTGTTTCTGCTGTATCAATAAATGGAGCATAAGGATCAAGTGCTGTCTGTATCTCAGAAATCACTTGATTACGTGTAGTTTGATTATTGATATCAAAGACGTACTTCAATGCAATTGTGTTGACATCTTTTGTAAGGTTTACACGCATTCTGGCTGGACCAACTCTGTCATTTACTCCAATTGCACTATTTGCTGTGGCACCAACCAAGTCTGCCCCCAAGAACTTAGGATTGTAGTTTACGAAGAAGTTGGCTCTATTTGTGCGAAGGGTATTTTTCAAAGACCCAGCCCAGTCAATTGGATTTACAACATTTCCATTTATTACGGTTGCTCTGTCCAGACCAGCAACAGTCAAATAACTTTCATTTCTATTTTTTGCTCTTGCAAAGAATCCAGCTACATCATTTGTAGCTTGGATGGTATAGGTTATTTTTGTATTTTCTTGAACGGAACTGGTATCCAAATTTGTAAGAGTCTTGATACCACATACGTTGAATACTCTTCCGGCTACAGTTACACCAGTAGTATAAGCAGAATTTCCGAACAAAGTCGCAAAATTTCCTAGAGTATATCCGCTACCAGTTATACCATCTGCTCCGGGAATAGTTGGATAAATTCCCATTGTGTACGGTTGATCTATAAACCAAGAAGCTACATTGGAATTAAAAAATGGGTCAACCATCAAATCAAAATAATTTCCAGTATCTTCTGTGTAATCAGAGAATCCTAATTGACTGCCTGCAACAACAAGAGTTCCGCCGTATGCAAGATAGTTTATTGCATGTAAGAATTGCGTTCCCGCTGCTTTGGGAGAAAGTTGAGTATCAATCGCATTAAAGAATCCATATGTTCCACCAGCACCTGTGGCAGAAACTAAGCATGCAGTGATACCATCTAGTTGGTTTAAATCACCGACTAAATCATAAGGATTTGTGTATACGATATATTTGTCTGTTGTTGCGCCTTTGGGAGTTGTATATCTTGTAGATCTTGAATATACTAACCATCCAAACAATCCACCCGGATCGTTGTTTGCTGCACCGTTTATTCCAGTAAAAGAGGGGGCAACATAAGCCGTACCCAATTTCATGGCTGTTAAAAAAGGAAAATTTAAATTTTCTTTTGTATATTGACTTGAGTTTACGAAAGAGCTGAGTGATGCCATTTTATCCCTTTTTATATCAAATATTTATAATTTTATGTTGGATACCAAATAACGCCATCTTGCACAAATTCTTCATCATCATCTTCTTTTTGATCATTCATCGTTATTAAAATATTATCATCTTCAGGTTTTTGGGCATCTTCATAATTAAATTTGGCACTTTCAATCAAATCTGCATAATATTCTTGTCTGCTTAGCCAAGCAAAAAACACCAAAGTCATGACCATATCATCATTATGGCCCTCTTCTGCTTTGTATGTGTTAGATCTAGAAACGAATGTTGTCAGTTCTGTTATGATTCTTTCATCATTTAATAAAATTTTATCTTCTTCTATTAGTCTTTTAAGAATTGCACAACCCAATTTTTTAGTTTGTGCGGTGGTTCTGAGACCCATTTCACTTTTTCCTTGGGCAAATCCCTGAGATAAAATTTGTCCTTTTCTGCCCATTATGCGTGTCATTAGCAAATTTTCATATTCCAAGTCATTATAAAGTATAGAAGAAACTTGGCCACCTATATCATTTGTTTCAACTAAAACATAAGCATTGTTATATTTTTCTCCTACTTTTTTGATAACATTTGGAAAGTTAAATGGACTTACAGCATTATTTCTATAAGATGCAACTATTTTATATGGTGCAGATGTACCGTCTATTACTGTAAAAGCAGAATAGTCCGATCCTTGACCTCTACAAACGTCAGCTTGCAAAAAGTAAATTTTATCTTTTTCTGGTTGATTGAATATTCTAAGACCTTCTGAATCTTCTTCCAGAGGTTGTTCTGGAGCTAAAACATTTAATTTTGATGAAGATATTAAAGTATTTGATGAACCTAAAAAGCTGCAACCATATTCTTGTTCAAATTGATCCGGACTGGTATTGGCTATTTGTTCATCTGCCCATGCATCGTCTCTTAATTTTGGATTTCCCGGACTTATCGGTGTATCTCTCCAACTAACGTCAACTGGAATAAATTTATTTTTTAACTTATGTCCTTCTTGACGATTAGCATCAACCCAAAGTTTATGAAAATGGTTCATTCCATTCGGTGTAGATACAATTACAAGTTTTGTTGTAGTACCAGCTGAAATGGTTGGATATGTCGCTGTATAGAATTCTTCAGCTACATGGCTTGGTAAGAAGGCGTACTCGTCAAGCAGCAATAGATTATAAGAGCCACCACGGATCGCTGTAGACGATGTAGCATCACACATGACTCTAGACCCGTTTTCCAGCTTAAAGCTCGTCTTATTCCATTCTACAACTCCTTGTTGTAAAAAATGTGGTAAATTTTCATATGCAAGTTGAAGTTTGGAAAAAAGTTCTTCTTTTGCGGTCTTTAACCGGTTTGCCAAAATTGCTACATTAACACTTTGGTTAAAAGTTATGTAATGGCAAATGTAGCTAGTCACACATGTGGATTTACCGCACTGACGGGGCCACTTTGAGATTGTAAATCTATTCTGGTGGATTGCGTTTACAAATTTTTGCTGATATGGATACAGATTAAAAGACACAACTCCTTTATCAAGTGTTTTTACTTTTACGTATTTTTCACAAAAGTAAACTGGATTGTTTGCACACTTAATGTATTCTTCTAACTGTTCTTTTGTATACTGTAACTCTACTCCCGGTAACTTTAGATTGGGGTTATTCCGGTAGCCTTGGTTGGTGTTTTTGTTCATCATTTATCACTTCCGCTTCCACAACATCTTTGTTGGTGCTTCTTTCTTTATTTAAAAAGTTTTGTAAATCTTTTGTAGATCCAACAAATAAAGAATTATTTGTTTGTTTTACTTCCACTTTTGAGCCAGTTGTATCTTTAGCTTTTTTGTGTACGTCCAAAACATTGTTGTTTAGTTCTGCCATGGTTTTTAATAATATCGCAACAACTTCAAAAGCTCTTGGACTATCAGACTGAGTTGCAACTTTAAGAGCACTCTCCAAAGCAACGTTTCCTGTACCAATCAAATCTTTTATATTTGATTGTACCAATTCATAATCTTTTTGAAAATTTGCGGAATCAAATGTTCCACCGTGCAAATTTTGTTTTGGCTCCGGTGCTTCATTTAATGGCACGGAGAACAACTTGGCTAAATTTTTATTTACATTCATATGTTAATCAAGATCAATAATATTATTTGGGCTACTATCAATTGTTGTAGCTCCCGTAACAGCTC